GGAAAGCCTACTGGGACGCAGATATGAGCTGCGGCCGCTATGAGGGCAATATCCGCGTGCGGGACGTGCCGGTGGAGGCGCTCTACCCAGACCCAACGGCAGGGGCGGAGGGGCTTCAGGCCGGACAGTTTGTCGCTTACCTCTACCGGCTGCATAAAATCAAATTCTGGCAGATGTTCCACCGAGAGCTGAAGGAACAGGGCCTGGAGCTGAACGACCTGCTGGGGGCTTACTACCAGGACAGAGAGGGTATTTTTGACATGGTGAGCGCCACAGACGAGGCGGAAGACACCATTCAGGTGATGGAGTTCTGGTTCAAGCAGCCCTTTGACACCATGGAAGTTCCCGCGGGCGCAGTGGCCTGTACCATTCAGGCCGGCGGCCATGAGGTGCGTTATATTCCCCAGTATTGGCAGCGGACGGGACGGCAAAACCAGCTGTTTCCATTTGTTCACTACTGGTGTATTCGGGACGAAAATGAGTTCTACAACAAGTCGGAACTGCTGCCGATTATGAGTTTAGTGGACGGCGCAGACAGGGAGCTGGCAAACGCGCTGGTCAACGACGCCTTTACGGCCAACGACATCATTCTGATGGAGGAGGGCGCTTTGGCTGACGGCGAGGAGTTCAGCAACGTGCCGGGCGCACAGGTGCTGGTGAAGCCCAACCGGATAGGCGCAGTGGCGCGGCTGGGCGGCCTTCACGATGGGCGGAACAGCCTGGTTACCATCAACTGGCTATTGGAGCAAATCCAGCGGGCAAACCGGAACTATGAGACGAATTTAGGCAAAGAGTCCGCCCGCGTGACCACCGCCAGCGGGCTTGCGCAGCTCCGCAGCGACGCGGACGGGCAGGCGAAAATCAAACGGGCAGACCGGAACGCGGGCTTTGCGCGGCTTTATGAGCTGCTTGACTGGCTGGCGCTGGAGTTCTTCGAGGACGAACGGCTGCTGTACCTTGGCGCAAAGGACGAGCGGGAAACTGGAGAGACGGTTGCCTACCGTGCGGACGACTATGCGCTGGAGGTGGGCGAGGTACACGACGCGGAGACGGGCGAGAAGGTGCGCGATGCGTACATCTACTATCCCCGTGTCGACGTGACGGTGACGGCGGGAGACGGCGTTATCCGCTCCAAGGCGGCCACGCTGGAGGCGCTGGACAAGCTGTCCGCCATTCCGGTGACGGCGGACAACTATAAGCTGTTGGCGGCTGAGCTGGAAATACTGGACATTCCGCAGAAGAAGGCAATCATTGAAGAGTGGGAGAAGAAATTTCAGCCCGCCGTGCCGCAAGCGGTATTACAGGCGCTGGCGGGCGACCCGATGCTGCTGGCCGCTGTGGAGCAGGCGGTGGCAGGGAAGGCGCAAACACAGGCGGCGCCGGAGCCGGACGGGCTTGGCGCTGTGCAGATGCAAGGGGGCGTTATGCTGTGAACTGTCCGAGATGCGGCATTGAGGCGCGGGCCAAAGAGCGGAAGGAAAACGGAGACGTGATTATGGTGTGCCGAAACCCGCAGTGCATGGGGTTTGGCGCTGTGGTGGCAGTATTGCACCCGAAAAAGAAGTAGCGCGATTTGCCATGTGGGCGGATTTTTGAGGAACGAAAGGAGGCAGAAGCGTGCGCGCAGGCGCATGTGAGAAGCAGATGGAAACAGGTATGGAAAACCAGGCGCTTGACACGAGTGTGGTCGAGAACGGCGGGCAGGGCGAGGTCGTGGGCGCCCAGGAACAGCAGGAAAACCCGTTTGACGGCGGGCAGGGCGGATTCGTAGACGCCCAGGGAGAGGAGACAGAGGAAGCGGTCGGAGGCGCAGGCGAACGCCAGACAGAGGAGTCCCCTGAAAACGCCAGTCAGGGCCGGCTGCAGCGGCGGCAGTCTCCAGCAGACAATGCGGCGGCGCGGGCTGCCCGTATGCGCGCGGAGAAGGACACAGAGGAGCGTATGCGGAAGCAGTATGATGAGAGCGTGGCGGGAATGGGGATTCCCAATCCCTACACGGGCAAACCTTTTTCCAGCTTTGAGGAGTTTGCCGAATACGGCAAACGCTATAAGCGGGAAGAACTGCGAAAACGAGCCGCAGAGCAGGGCCGTACGGTGGAAGAGGTGGAGGAAGAAGAGGAGAACCGCTCTTTCATTACGCGGAAACGAAAAGAGGAAGAGGCGCAGAAGGCGGAGCGGGCGCGGCAGGAGCAGCGCGTCCGATTTATGACGGACGACCTGAACCGCTTTGTGGAGCGGCATCCAAACGTGGACGTGGCTCGCCTGGAGCAAAATCAGAAATTCAGACTGTTTGCCGGAAACCGGCTCTACAAGGAACCGCTGGCGGCACTGTACGAGGACTTTGTGCAGGTGGTCGGAGATGCGGAGCGGGCGGCGCTGGCAAAGGCTGAAAGCAGAAGCAGGCGCAGTACAGGCGGTGGTCAGGGCGGCGGGGGCGTGTCCCTGACGGCAGAGCAGGCCGCTGCGCTGGAGGAGTGGAATCGAGATAATCCAGAGATGAGAATGACGGCAAAAGAGTTTATGAACCGGTAAACAGAAGCGCAAGGACAAGCGATGCAGGGAGAATAAGCGCGGAGCGGAGCAAACGGAACGCAGGCGCAGTAGTGCATACTGTTTTGAAAAGGGGGCCCCCGGCAGGGGCGAAAGCCCTTGTGGGGGAAAGGACGAGCACCGGAATGAGTGAGGCCTGCCGTTTGCGGCGGGGCGAAGGATATGAAGGTTGTGAGGACGTGTCGGAGCGGCTTATTTGACCGGCGGCAGCGCCCAGTCCGAGCGTGACAGGGAAGAAGCGCGAACATAGGCGCATAGGTGCGGATGGACTGGAGAGAGGACCGAGCCAAAGCCCGACGAGGTGGGTCTGGCGAGGAGAGGACGAACGGCAAAACGGGTGACGCCTGCCGCCTGCGGCGGGAAGAACGGTGTGGAGCTGGCAAAGATACAGGGAACAGGAGGTACAGCTTGTGGGCAGGCGCAGCGGCGTAAGTATTCAAACCACGACATACAGCCAATTCAAAGGCGTGGATTTTTCCACTGACGCCTCGCTGGTGTCCCGCGACAGGGCGCCGTGGGCCGTCAATATGATTGCAGACACCGGCGGAATGCCGGAAAAAAGAATGGGGTGGCGGACCCTTCATCAGCTTGACGCGCCGGTAAACGGGGTGTTTTTTGCGGTATTTGACGGAGAGGTGCACTTTGTTGCCCACGGCGGCACAAAGATATATCGCTGGACAGAGAAGCGGGAAGAACCGGAGCTTCTGCGCGTCGGGGTGAAAAACGGACGCAGCACAGCGGTGAATATGGGCGGAAAGCTATGGCTGCTGACGGGGAGAGAGTATCTGGTTTATGACGGAAATGCCATTGCGGATGTGTCAGAGAAAGCCTATGTGCCGACAACCACAATCGCAATGGCGCCGTCTGGAGGCGGTGTTGCATACGAAGGGATTAACCTCCTGACCAGACAGAGAAAAAATGAGTTTATTCCAGACGGAACCTCGACGGTGTATCAGCTGGACGGAGCAGACCTGGGGCCGGCAGAGGTGACGGCTACGGTTTGGGGAGAGGCCAAAAAGGAAAACGTCGATTTTACCGTCAACCGGACGCTGGGACAGGTGACATGGAAGCAGGCTCCGCGGGCGCCTGCCGCCGGTGCGGAGGGCGCGGTTATCATCACCTTCGCGGCAAAGGAAAACGCGACGGCGGAGCGCGTGACCGCGTGCACCATCGCGACCACTTACGGCGTGGGAACGTCGGACAGAGTGGTGATTTCCGGAAACCCAAGGTACAAAAATCTGGACTGGACGAGCGGGCTGAACGACCCGACCTACTTCCCCGACATTTCCTATGCGGTGGTTGGCATGGAGGCGACCGCCATCATGGGCTACCTCCGAGTGGGGGAATATCTGGCCATCATCAAGGAGGACAATGGACACGATTCCACGGTCTTTCTGCGCTCTGCCGCGACGGCAAGCGACGGAACGGTGACCTTTCCCATGAAGCAGTCTATTGCGGGCGTGGGCGCGGTTTCCACAGGCGGGGTTGGTTACAATTTTGGCGGAACCAAATTTCTTACGGGGGACCGGGGAAATGGACTTTACCCCAACCCGCCCCCCCCCTAACATTCTGGACGAACAAATGTTCATGACGGGAACCGGAGTATATGCCATTACCACCAACGCGCTCACTGCAGAGCGGATTGTGCAGAACCGCTCCTTTTATGTGGACAACAGGCTGACCAGAGAGCCGGAGCTGGAGCAGGCCGCGGCGGTGAGCTGGAACGGCATGTATTTGGTTGCGGTGAACGGACACGCCTATCTGCTGGATGGGCGGCAAAATAAGGCGTACCGCGCAAAGAGCCAGAGTGAATACATCTATGAGTGCTATTACTGGGAAAACGTGCCGGCGGTATGCTGGATGAACCTGAAAAACGGCGCGGAGGAGACCTTGTATTTCGGAACGGCGGACGGGCGTGTTTGCCGCTTTAACTCCGATATGGAGACCATGAGCCGGTACAGCGACGACGGCGCGCCCATCACGGCGTGCTGGGCGACCAAGGCGGACGACGACGGCGACATTACGCTGCTGAAAACCATGATTAAAAAGGGAAACAGCGTGACCATCAAGCCCTATACCCGCAGCAGTGCAAAGGTGTGCTTCCGCACGGAGCGCGAC